TTCGTGTCGATGAAAACTTAAACCTTTTATGGCTACGAAGAGAACCCAACCAAATGTGCCCTTATCTTTCTACCTTGTTGGATGTCAGTGGACAGTCAAGTACGTAGAAGACTTGAGTGAGTACGGTAAATGTGACTGTGCTACTCAAATCATCTACCTACGAACAGGGATGAATAAGAACTTCACTGAGCAGACATTCTTCCATGAACTCGTTCACGCTATTATGTTCGCTATGGGGCATACACAGCATGATGAGGTCTTCGTAGATGCCTTCGGTGCTTTGTTACATCAGTATGAGAGGACAAAACTGTAATGGATATTGAACAACTAAAACTCGTGTTAGAGACTGTCAAAGGAATTACCGATGATGCTACTTCAGTGGCTATTTGGTATATGGTGCTTCACTACGGTGGTGCTATCCTTTCCAATCTTCTAGTTATTGGTGGTTTGTTGACAGGTGTATATCTTGTAGTTAAAGGTTTTGTTACCTGTAATACAGATGAGATCTTTGTTGAACAGCTTTATAGCGAGGTCTGTGGTAGAACTACTGGGTGGATAAGTCGTTACGAACGTGAAGAAATTCTTAAAACAATTCGTGAGCTGAAATCAAAACATGGTAACTCGTAAAACAACATCTAACGTAAGGGCTAATGCTCTGCGACATGGTTGGCGTAGCGGCTTGGAAGAGAAGGTCGCTAATGCTCTCACTGAAGCAGGTATTCCCTTCACCTATGAGAAGACCAAAGTTAAGTACATCAAGCCAGCGAGTGAACATCAATATACTCCTGACTTTGTGCTTGACAACGGTATCATCATTGAAACTAAGGGGCTGTTCACAGCGATTGATCGTCAGAAGCACATTCTGGTTAAACGACAACACCCTCACTTAGATATAAGATTCGTGTTTTCTAACTCGAAGCAACGTCTAAGTAAAGCATCCCGTACTACCTATGGTATGTGGTGCGAAAAGAACGGCTACTTGTACGCTGACAAGATGATCCCTGAACATTGGATTAACGAACGACGAAGGAGTGTTCACGATGGCAAGCGCATTAACAAGGAGTGAGCAATGGACGTAGAATTACTGAAGGAAAATGATGACGGTAGTGCAGACTACCATGTCAATCTGAGCAATGAAGAACAAGCACAGCTCTTTCGCTTTGCCTTCATTGAGATGTTGAAACGGGGTATAGCCGAAGGAAGACAACATGAACCCACTGAAGACTAAACTATGTTGGTGTTGTAATGAGACGTTAGAAACTTCGTTCTTCTCTAAAAACAGTAAACGAACAGATGGTTTACAAGATCGTTGTAAACGCTGCGCTAAAGCTGACTACGAGAAAAACAAAGAAAAACGTCTTTCGCAGATGAAACAATATAGAAAAAACAACACCGAAAAATTTAAAACCTACCATCAAGAAAATCGAGAAGTTCATGCACTCCACGTTATAAAACAAAGAGCAAAAAAGAAAAATATTGAGTTTTCTATAGGGGTTGAAGACATTGTTTTTCCTAAATATTGTCCAATCTTAAACATTGAATTGAAACGGGCAACAGGGAACTCTCCACAAGATAGTAGCCCCTCAGTTGATCGTATTGACAGTTCAAGAGGATATACAAAAGACAACATTCAAGTTATTAGTAATCTTGCTAATAAAATGAAAAATAGTGCAACACCTGAACAGTTAATCTTATTTGCTGAGTGGGTATTCAAAACATATAAAGAAGAAGGAAAGAAATATGACCCAACCGAAAGTGAAGTTAGTGTGGGCGACACCCGATGCGGAGAACCTAGTTGCGCATATGGCCCGTGTGTCAAATCCGGCAAACCAGAACAACCCTGCCACTGCGACGAAACTGCTTCAGTACCTTATTAAGCATAAGCACTGGAGTCCTTTTGAAATGGTTAACGTCTGTATGGAGATTGAAACTACTCGTGACATAGCTCGTCAGATCTTACGTCACCGTAGCTTCTCCTTCCAAGAGTTCTCACAGCGTTATGCAGTAGCTGAAGGGTTCATTCAAGATGCTCAGGCTCGTTTACAGGACACTAAGAACCGCCAGAACAGTCTCTACACTGATGACCTCAGTATTCAGAACTGGTTTGAAGGTGCTCAGCGTAGGCTCGTAACAGAGGCTCAGTTCTTGTATACAGCAGCCTTGGATAAAGGTATCGCTAAAGAGTGTGCTCGTGTGCTGCTCCCTGAAGGCTTAACAGTCTCCAAGATGTACATGAATGGCACTCTGCGTAGCTGGCTGCATTACACTGACATCCGTTGTGATTCTGCAACACAGAAGGAACACCGTGACGTAGCTAATCAATGTCGTGATATTATCTTTGCTGAGTTCCCCTCAATCAAAGGTGTATTGAATGGCTAAGCTAGTAGTTCACTATAAACCTCCTCTGTTCATCCCTGATTGGACTGAGGGGTGTTATAAGGTCTACGTAACTGACCATCCTAGATTAGGTTGTAGAATGATACAGACATCCACAGTTATCAAGGACTACGGTAACGGAATCTTTGAGACACAGTGGGTTGTATATCATCCAGTAGACGGAGACTTCAATGACACATAAAGCCTTGGAACAATACTTCCATAAAATTGTTAACAAACAACCTAAAAAGGAAAAGACCATGAACTTCTTAGAATTATCAATGTTTTTTACTAAGCAGATTGAGAACTTCAAAAAACTTTGGTACAAACCAACTGTATTTGTAGAGATCGAAGACCCTAAGCTGTACGAAGATGGTTATTGGGCTTTTGAGATGTACACGCCTGAGTGGGTAGATGAGCATGGTGATACGGAAAAGCCTGTACATACAGTGCTTGTTGAGCCACATGAAGGTACTTGGATTGAAGTCTTGGATCAGATCTTAGACGCTATGGAAGCTCACTACGGCTACAACATTAAAGAGCAAGTCTACTACTCAGTCCATTTCCCTCACAACATTGAAGGTGAAGCAGGCTATGGTCGAAGCTTGAACGATGATGTTCTTCAACAACTGTTGTTAGCTTACCCTGAAGTCTACGAGGTCAATGTATCATCGTTTAAATGGAAGCCTCTGTAATGCGTATCCTCTGCATACCAGACACTCAATGTAAACCTGAGGCAGCTCAGGAGCATCTAACATGGGCAGGGAAAGCAATCTGTGAGTACCGTCCTGACATCGTGGTTCACCTTGGAGATCATTGGGACTTCCCTAGTCTCTCCAGCCACGACAAAGCAGGTAGCAAGTACTTTGAAGGTAAGCGCTACCTAGCTGACGTAGAAGCTGGTAATAAGGGCATGGAAGTGCTCCTAGAGCCTCTTAAAAGCCTGCAGGATACTCAGAAGAAAGCCAAGCACAAGCCTTATAAGCCTCGTATGGTCTTCTTGAAGGGTAACCATGAGAATCGACTCACTAGGGCTGTTAACAACAATCCTATGCTTGAAGGTCTCCTGACCTATGATGACTTAGACTTGAAAGATTGGGAAGTACATGAATTCTTACATCCTGTTTTCATCAATGGTGTTGGCTTTAGCCACTACTGGCCTGTTGGTGCAATGGGAAGACCTGCTGCATCTCCAGCTGCTATTATTAGTAAGCTACATATGTCTTGTGTTGCTGGACATCAACAAGGGAAGCAAATTGCATATGGTAAGCGTGCTGATGGAAAGCCTATATGTGCCATTGTCGCTGGCTCTTATTATCTCCACGATGAGGACTATATGGACCAGTTAAGTAACCGTCATTGGCGTGGCTTACTGGTCATGAATGAGGTAGAGGATGGACATTTTGACGAGATGTTTCTAAGCATTGAATATCTACAACGAAAGTACTCATAATGAAACCAACGATTCGAGAAGTAGAAGAGTATATGGCTTCTTTATCAATTCCTGAAGAAGTTAGTACTAAAGGACTCAAGTATGACTCAGGCAAATTAAATTGGAGTTTGATGCCCTTCGGGGCTTTACAAGAGGTAGTAAAAGTGCTAGAATTCGGGTCCAAAAAATACGCCCCGAACAACTGGCAGTATGTGGATAACGCTGATGAGCGATACTGGAATGCAGCAATGCGTCACCTGATCGCTTATAAGACTGAGTCTGATACTGATAGTGAAACGGGGCTTTCGCATCTGGCACATGCTATTTGCTGTATGCTTTTCCTTCAACATCTTAACAACGAGAACAACAAATGACAACAATGACTCCGTACCAAACGTACATCGCAAAATCTCGCTATTCACGATACCTTGATGATAAAGGTCGCCGTGAGCACTGGAGCGAGACAACAGCTCGTTACTTTGACT